TATACAAATGCAACTGATCTACCATTTAGATTTGTACCTTGTATGGTATCAGGTCTTGCATTTTATTTAGCACAAAAATATCAACCACAAATGGTTCAAGCTATGAAACTTTATTATGAAGATGAATTAGCAAGAGCACTAGCAGAAGATGGGTCAGCTTCGAGTACATATATTACTCCTAAAGTTTACTATCCAGGAACATAATGGCAAATTACGCATCAGGTAAACGTTCAAAAGCAATATCAGATAGATCTGGTATGGAGTTTCCATACAAAGAAATGGTAAGAGAATGGAATGGATCTCTTGTTCATATATCTGAATTTGAACCAAAGCAACCACAATTAGAACCAAAACCACATGGAGCAGATGCAATAGCTTTAAGACATGTAAGAACAGATAGAACAGAACCAGCTACAACAGTTAGAATACCTAACAATGGTTTTGAAACTTACGAAGCAGGTTCTAGAATTATAAATGTTTTTTCTCCAGGTCATGGTTTAGTTAACGGAACAACATATAGATTTAGAGGTCCACCAACAATTTCTGCAGGTGGAAATACTTTTCAATATTCTAATCCTGAAAGTTTTGATGGAATTACAGGTGTTAATATTGCAAAATCAACGGGTTACGCTATTACAACTGGATTATATAAAAACGATGCACGAATAACAACAGATTATTCTACATCTAATTATTTTCATTTTACAGTTGACACAGATACTGCTACAAGTGGTAATGTAAAAGGAGGAGGTTACGGTTGTTCTGTTGGACCCGTAACAATAGAAGCATGATAAATAAAATTTGGAATTGGATTAAAAATATATTTAAACCAGAAAAACAAGATCCTCATCTTACTTTGTATGAAGAGGTAAAAGGTTATTGTGATGAACATAATAAATATAAACATCGTTGTCCTAAATGTAGAGAACTAGCAGGAGCGAAATAATGGCTGGATTAAGTGCATCAGGATTAAAAACACAAATAAGAAGTTACACTGAAACAGATTCAACTGTTTTGTCAGACTCTGTTTTAGAAAATATTATATTAAATGCACAGTATAGAATATTTAGAGATGTCCCTATTGATGCTGATAGAAAACAACAAAGTGGTAATTTAGTTACAGGGCAAGAAACAATTAATGCCCCAGCAGGTGCTGTGTTTATAAGAGGAATACAAGTATATGATTCTACATCAGATATAACCGGTCCTAATGTTTGGTTAGAAAAAAAAGATATTACTTATCTACAGGAATACGTATCATCGACTGCATCTGCTAAAAGAGGGCAACCAAAATATTATGCTATGTTTGGTGGTGGTACAGGAGAGTCAGACACTACATCTGGAAGAATGATGTTTGCTCCTGTTCCTGATACAACTTATAAATTTAGAGTTCATTATAATGCAGCTCCAGCTTTATTAGAAAACAATGATACTAATTATATCAGTCTTAATTTTCCAAATGGGCTGTTATATTGCTGTCTATCAGAAACATATGGATTTTTAAAAGGTCCAATTGATATGTTGACACTATACGAAAATAAGTATAAACAAGAGGTACAAAAGTTTGCTCAAGAGCAAGTTGGAAGAAGACGAAGAGACGATTATACTGATGGAGCTGTTCGTATACCGATAAACTCAGCAAACCCGTAGGAGAAAATATTATGGCAATATCATCGGCAATTTGTACAAGTTTCAAACAAGAAATTTTAGTTGGAACACATAATTTTACTGCATCAAGTGGTAATACTTTTAAGATAGCTCTATACACAAGCTCTGCATCTTTAGGAGCTTCAACAACAGCTTACTCAACATCAAACGAAATATCAAACACATCAGGATCTGCATACTCTGCAGGAGGTGCAACTCTTACAAGTGTAACACCAACAACTTCAGGAACAACTGCGATTTGTGATTTTGCAGATGTAAGTTTTACAAGTGCAACATTTACAGCAAATGGTGCATTAATATACAATGATACGCAATCAGATAAAGCTGTTGCAGTTATAGCATTTGGTGGAGATAAGACTGTAACAAGTGGAACTTTCACAATTCAATTTCCAACAGCAGACGCATCTAACGCAATAATCAGAATAGCGTAAGGGAGAACAACGGATGTCCGTTGACAGAACATTCACAGTCACGGTCGTAAGCACCGGTTCTGGCAATAAATATTTTATTGATGGAGTTCAACAACCTACCTTAGAATTAGTTGAAGGTGCTACTTTTAGATTTGATCAATCTGATAGTTCAAACAGTAGTCACCCTTTAAGACTTTCAACAACAAGCGACGGGACACATGGTGGTGGAGACGCATATACAACTAATGTAACAACAAATGGAACTCCAGGATCATCTGGAGCCTATACCCAAATTCAAGTAGCTTCAAGCGCACCAACTTTATATTATTATTGTACAAATCACTCTGGCATGGGTGGTCAAGCGAACACACCTGACGCAGATTTTTGGGGTGCAGGTAATTGGAGTGCTAATCTTTGGGGTATAAGTGAGGCTTTTACAACAGGTTATGGTTCAAAAAGTTGGAACTCTTCTGGTACATGGGGAGACATGGGTGATGAAACAATTTTCCCAACAGGTTTTGGTTTAACTTCATCTATTGGATCAGTTACTGTAGATGCAGAAATAAATACCGGATGGGGTAGAGCAGCTTGGAATGATGATGCGTGGGGCATTCAAGGTGATATATTATTAGATGGTCAACAAGCAACAGCAAGTGTAGGATCTATTTCACCTGCTGATGTTATGGGATTAACAGGTGTTTCTTCAACAGCAAGTGTTGGATCACCAACAATTTTAGGGGATGTAACAACATCATTAACAGGAGTTTCTGCAACGGTTTCTGTAGGATCAATTTCTCCTGCGGATGTAATGGGGTTAACAGGAGTTTCAGCAACTTCTTCTGTAGGTTCTATATCTCCTGCAGATGTTATGGGACTAACTGGTGTTTCTGCAGATTTTAGACTTGGACAAACAAATCAAAATAGTAATCCACTTGTAAGTTTAACAGGAGTTTCAGCAACTTCTTCTGTAGGTTCTTTAACTCCTGCAGATGTAATGGGATTGACAGGAGTCTCAGCAACTGGTAGTGTTGGAACATTAACTCCCGCAGATGTAATGGGATTAACGGGAATTGAAGCAACTGCTTCAGTAGCTGCATTCGGTACTGCAACAGGTTTTGGAATTCAAGCATATCAAGCTATTGACACAGGTTCTAATACAAGTTATACAGACGTAGCAGCGTAATAGGAGATAAAAATTATGGCATCAACATACACACCTTTAGGGGTAGAACTTCAAGCAACTGGTGAAAATGCCGGTACGTGGGGGACAAAAACTAATACTAATTTACAAATTATAGAACAAATTTCAGGTGGTTATACAACACAAAGTATAGCTGGTGGTGCACAAACAACTGCTTTATCTGTTTCTGATGGATCAACTGGTGCTACTCTTTCTCATAGAATGATTGAGTTTACAGGTACGATTACAGGTAACCAGATTGTAACAATACCTTTAGACGTTCAAACTTTTTATTTTTTAAGAAATTCAACATCTGGTTCATATACAGTTCAATTTAAATATGCTTCAGGTTCTGGTGATAGTTTTACTTTTGCAGCAGGAGACAAAGGTGATGCCGTTGTATTTGCTACAGCAAATGATGGTACAAATCCAGATATTGACACTTTACCATCTGGAGATGTTACTACTTCAGGAACACAAACTTTATCAAACAAAACTTTAACAGCTCCAAAAATTGTAGACGCAGGTTTTATTGCAGACGCAAACGGAAATGAACAAGTCATATTTCAAACAACTTCCTCTGCGGTAAATGAATTAGAAATAACTAATGCTGCAACAGGTAATCCACCAATCATAGGTGCGAGTGGAGAAACAAATGTTGATGTTCATATAAAACCAAAAGGTTCTGGAGAAACTAGAATTGGAACAGGAGCAGCTGCAGCTACACTTACAACAAGTGGTGCCTATGATTTAGTGTTAGACACAAATTCAGGAACTAACTCAGGTACAATTACAATTACTGATGGAGCAGATGGAAATATTAATATTGCACCAAACGGAACTGGTGTTGTTCAAGCTGGTGGTTCTGCAGTAAAAGTTGCAGGAAAAGAAACTATTTGGGTTCCAGCAACTGCTATGTATCCTAATACTACAAACGGATGTGCGGATCTTGCACAAACAGAATTATCAAACGGCCCTGAACTTAAAACTTTAGATTTTGATAAAGACTCAGATGAATTTGCACAGTTTGCTGTTGCTTTTCCTAAGTCATGGAATGAAGGCACAGTAACTTTTCAAGCATTTTTTACAGCTAATACAACAAACACAGGAACAACATCATGGGCTTTGCAAGGTGTTGCGTTAGCAGATAATGGAGATCTAAATACTGCTTTTGGCACTGCAGTTGCACCAACTGCAAAAGCTATGAGTGGTACAGCAAACGATTTAGCAGTAACAGCGGAAAGTGGAGCGGTAACTATAGCTGGTTCACCAAGTACAGATGAATACGTTTTCTTTCAAATATCTAGAGACGTTTCAGCAGATGATTTAACAGCTGATGCAAAACTATTAGGAATTAAATTATTCTTTACTACTGACGCTGCTAACGACGCATAATAGGAGTTAAGAATGAAAAACATTGATACGCCTTTAATAGTTGAAAAAGGTCATAAGAAAAAAGACGATAAAAAGAAATCTTTCGGATATCAAGTATTAGGTTTTGGAGGAGGCTCTGTTCCTAAAAAATACATTGTTGCTTGTGGTGGAGCAGCTACTGTAACAGATGGAGATTTTAAAATTCATTTTTTTACTTCTGACGCTACATTTACTATCTCTTGCGCAGGTAACTCAGCTGGTAATAACGTTCTTCAGTATTTAGTTATAGCAGGCGGTGCTGGTGGGGCCGGCCCCGGAATCGGATCGGGAGGCGGAGGCGGAGGCGGCCTTAGACAATTTTTAGGTATATGCAATCCCGCTATGCCAGAAGATTTAAGTGCTCCTGCAGGATTAACTGCTGCAGCGCAATCATATCCTATTCAAGTTGGAGGTGGTGGTTCAGCTCAAAATAATGGTGAAAGTTCAATATTTAGTACAATCACATCTGCTGGAGGTGGAAGTTCTTTTCCATCAGGTTCATTTGGACCATATGGTAATGGAAAAAATGGCGGATCTGGAGGCGGAGGATCTGGAGGAAGTCATAGCGGTGTAAGTTCTCAAACTGCCGCTGGCGGATCTGGTAATACACCTCCTCAAACTCCACCTCAAGGTAAAAATGGTGGTAATGGATATGTTGGTTATCCTGGATGTCATGGAAATCAAGGTGGCACAGGAGGCGGAGGCGGATCAGCTAGAACTACTGGATCAAGTGTTCCAACTCCAAACCCATCTGATTATCAAAGAGGCGGAAGAAATGGAGCACATGGATACGCTATCGCTAATTCTTTTTTTGGTCCAGCAGCACCTAGTTATGGTGATACTAATCCATCTTATTCTTGTACTAGAAGTTTCACAGGTGGAGGTGGAGGCGGCGTAATGCCTTCTACACCACAATATCCAAAAGGTGGAGGAACTGGTGGATATGGGGGCGGAGGAGACTCATCGGGAGCACCTTTCTGGCCATCTACACCACAAGGACATCACAACGGCGACACTAATAAAGGCGGCGGTGGCGGCGGAAATGGTGGATCGGGAGGTTCAGGTTTAGTAGTAATTAAATACAAATTTCAAAATTAACTTATGGCACACTTTGCAAAATTAGATACGGATAACACAGTTTTAGGAGTGCACGTTGTGGCAGACAATGACTGTTTAAAAGATGGTGTTGAAGATGAAGCAACAGGTATTGCATTTTTAAATAATGTAAACGGTTGGGAAAAATGGAAACAAACTTCTTACAATGCTACAATTAGAAAAAGATTTGCAGGTATAGGAGATACTTACGATGAAACTAGAGATGCTTTTATAGCACCTAAACCATATCCTTCATGGATACTAAATGAAACTACTTGTGAGTGGGAAGCACCTGTAGGTAAAACAACTTA